TGAGATTAAACAGGCATTCGAAAAGGCACTTCCAAAGATTGCACTTAGACTTGAAAACGAATTAAAACTTGTATGCCCAGTAGATAAAGGATTTTTGAGATGGTCAATTAATGTCGAAGCAAACGGAAGTGTTTTGTCAATCACTATGCTCGATTACGGATTATATGTAGAATTTGGAACTTTTAAACAAAGACCAAATCCGTTTATAAGAAATACGATACAGAATAAGATGGCTCAAATAGTGCAAGAAGAAATATTAAAACACTTATGAAATTTTGAAAGTAGATTTAAATAGAATTTTGAATATTTAATATTGCCAAGAGGCAGATTCCAAGAGGAAATATGGACATCAAAAAAATAAAGCAAGAGCAAGTAGTATTCTTAAGAAACAATGATATATTTAGTATTACCGAGAGAGGCGTAACAACAGCCAATGCAACAGGCACACTCTCCGGAACAAAAGTTATAACAATTTCTACAGCAGCAATAAAAAATATTAGAAGTGTGACAGTCGGAGCAGTAAGCAAATATGTTGGAACTGATTATACTGCAGTTTATGGAACTACTAGCACGATCATAACATTTGGATCCAATCAAACAGGGGATTATTCAGTTTCACATGATTACGGAACAGACAAAATATACCCTGACTTTCCTCGTGATAGTTTGTCTATTAGTTCATTTCCGAGAATAGCAGTTGATATTTTAAGCGTGCCAATCGATGCGTTCGGAATCGGCGGAGACACTTTTATATCTGACGTTAGTATGACTATTGTAGTTTACGATGATAACTCTGACGATTTAGATTCATACATTCAGACAATTAAAGACCTGTACGTATCTAACGCGAAAACTTTTTATTATTTATCTTTCGTTAAGCCGACTTTAATCGGGCCTACAATTAACTCCCCGGACAAAAAAGACGAAATAATGCAAAAAAATATCGACATTTTAGGTAAATTTAATGTGGAGACAGCATAATGGATAAAAGAGAAAAGAAAAGAATAATGACAGACCTCGCAGCAGGGCGTATATCTCAAAAAGACGTAGACTTACTAATAAAACCAAAGAAAGTCGAAAATTCAAGCGTGAAAACGCGAGAAACTAGCATTCAGATAACTAAACAAAAAGGAGGTAAAAAGAATAGTAAATAATTATATTTCGGGAGCAGATAGTACATTTTTAATAGCATGGGAAGATGCAGCCAATTGGGCAGTAGCACCAGCTTCACATACTGCAAGCGACCAAACATATATGCCAACAGGCAGAGGTGTAGATGTTAGTATTTCAAGGAACAATAATGCTGAACGTATTTATGGAATAGGAGCAAGAAACGCATCCGCAACTATAAATAAACAGTATGCAGGAACTGCAACCATAAATGGAGTTCTTACAAATGCCTACTGGTTATTGGGAGTTTTGGGAGCAAATGCAGATAGTGGAGAATCAGATGCATACACACATACTTATACAGAAACAAATAGTTTGCCAAGTTTTACTGCAAAAGCATCACAGAACACAGGAACAACAGATGTTGGTAGTATTTTATTTGGTTGTAGAATTAACACCTGTACAATCACAGCAGCAGTAAACGAAGCTGTTAAATTCAGTCTTGAATGTCCGTATAGATATGAAACACTTGGAACAACTTTCATCTCAAATCTAGCAGACACAGAACCAGTATTCACATTCGCACACGGAAGTATAGAAATGCCAGACGGAACATCTATTGCAGGAGTTCAAAACTTTGAACTTACAATAAATAATGGACTTGAATCAGTTTATGGAATTGGAAGTAGATTTATGTCTGATAATGTGGCAAAACAAAGAGAATATAACTTCTCTATGACTGCAGCGTTTAAAGATCATACAGCTTTAATGACATACTTTATGAATGGAACAGGTTCGGCAACTGCACCCACAACTGGAAGTGGAACAGAAATCGCAACACTTGAACTAACGTTCACAAATGACGATGGTGATATTTTAAATATTAATTTAACAGGAGTTCATCTAAATGAAGAAACACTCCCACAAAATTCTAATGACATTATCAAAGAAGATGTAAGTGGTTGGGCTCGAGCATGTACAAACATAGTTTATACAAATGATGTTCAGACAGCGCCTATTGCAGCAACAATTTAATTAACCTCACTTAATTTTAATGAGGTGCCTAACGGCAAATCCGTATTACGGAAAATAAAATCCAGGAGGAAAAATGGAAATACAAAAGAGAGAAGTAAATGGAAAGTTAAGAACAGTCGGGACTATAGAAGTTGAATTTGATAATAAAACAGAAGTTGTTGAATTAATAAAATTGACTTTTGGAGAAGATTTGAAAATAAGGAATCAATGTACAAGTGTTAAACTAGTTGGAAATCAACCAGACATCAAAATAGACCAAGAGAAGATGACATTGTTGAATCTAACAAAATCTATTATAAAAGCGCCGTTCGAGATAACACAAGAAAATATATCTGATTTAGATAAAGATGTAGCAACTGAGATTTTATCAGCGTTCAATGAGCTTAATACTCCATCAGAAAAAAAAAAGTCGAATTAAAGTTCGCGCTGTTCAACGGAACATCTAACAACGAATATCAAGAAGACATAATTTATTTTTTAATGCTTAAATTTTTCAATATTAAGAAAGATGAGGTTGATAAAATGGAAAGAGAAGATGTCTATAAATTACTATGGTTAGAAGAACGATGGAAGGAAAAACAAGCATTCGAACAAAAGAAACAATCACAAAATGGAAAACGGAGAATTTAAAGTGGAAATACCAATAAGTATAAATGGAAGTAAGGCTACTGGTAGTTCTAGCCAAAAGGGTTCTAAGTATGAGCAAGAAATTGTCAAACAACAAAAAAATATGACAAGTAACCTTGGCGGTATACTCAAAGCCACAGTAGTTGTTGCAACAATTTGGACAGCATTAAGTCCGATACTAACCCCATTAATAAAACTTTTATCATTATTAGCATTAGTTGTATTTATGCCATTATTGCCATACATTAAAAAAATGTCCGAGAAACTTGGCGAAATGATCAAGCAAGTTCGCAGTGGGCAAACCGGGGCAGCTGCTGGTGGAGAATTTGCTGGTGGACTTGGGGTATTATTTGGAGACATGAGTGTAGTTGGCGCAGCGATTGCGGCCGCTTTTTTATTAGCACTTACTGGAGGTTCAGCATTGGGGGCATTAGCATTGGCAGTTTCTGCATTAATTACTTGGGAATTGATTACAGGGGCTAGTGATATAGAGGATGCGTTGATTGCGGCTGGATTAGCATTTTTGGCAGGTTCATTGGCTTCATTAATGATGGGGGCGGGAACTGCGAGTTTGTCAATAGGATTACTTGCCGCAGAACTAACGTTGGGTTTTAGTCTTATCGGTAAAGCCATGAAAGAAGAAGATTGGAGAGTTGCTGCGTTAGAAGGACTTGGCGGTTCTTTATTAGTTGGAGCAGTAGCAAGTAAAATAGTAGGAGGAGTTCTTGCGGCTATGGGTATTGGAGCTGGTTCTTTAACGATTCCACTTGCAGCACTTACATTCGTTATGTTTGCAGAATGGAAATGGGGCATTTTCGATAAGGCTGGGGATTTTATAAATGGACAACTAGCTAATCTCAAAGAAATTCCTGCAAGATTAGGAACTGGTGAATATTCAATTATAGAATCTATTTTTGGTAAGAAAGAAAGATATGATGATATAGTCTATGATTTTAATTTGGGAATCGCAGGAACTAGAGCCGAAATAGAAAGATTACAAACTGAAGGTACGACAAATATGACTATTCTAAAAAACCAGACACAAATACTTTCTGATAGTGTTGGAAATGAAACATTAACCACATCATTAAAATCAAACCTTATGAATACTTCTAATGAATTTACTAATATGTCAGATATCGCAAATACTTCAATAAATAGTATAATAGAGAACATCGCCAGAATACCAGATAAAAAAGTGACTATTCATGAAATAAGAACGGTGAGAACAAATGGATAAAGTAATTCAGTCAATTATAGACGATTTGAATAAGATACCAAAAATAGTCAAAACAACCGAACAAGTAGATATTAAAAAAATCGCTGATGAAGTAAGCAAAGTTCTACAGAGACAAACAAAAGGGAGATTCAGTTCATGAAACCAGAAAAGAAAATAATCGAGTTATTGACTAGTATTAAAACATTCCAGATAGCAGGACTACAAATAGAAAAACAAAAGATGGCAGAAATTAAAAAACAAACTAAACTATTGGAGGAAATTCATGGCAAGTTCAATCGGCGGAAAATCGCTTGGGGACGTTTCTTCGGAATCAAGCACTAAATCTAGCAATTTATTTCAATTTCCTATGCCTTTATCGGATAGTGATGCGGCTATTTTGATGGATATTTTTGGTACAAGTCGAACAATCACAATCGAGGGAGTAAAAACAGGCGAAGTAGCGGCACTTAGAACATTCGTGACAGACATCGAAACAATACAAAACGGTGAACAAAGTGGTTCAACTTTTGTAAGTAGTTGGACAAATGTGAATAAGACTGTTCTTATTCAAGATTTTACACATACGAAAGTTAGTGCAAATGAGAATGAAATTAATTATACCTTAGTTTTAGAAGAAGGAAGTGTTTTGTGAAATTAACAAAAATCATAATTAACTCAGTTACTATTAAGGATTCTAACGGTTCTCCAGATCCAAGTAAAGTTCTAAAATGGGAATATACCAAAGATGCAAATGCAATAAGTGAAGCAGAAATAACAGTCACAAAAGATATAAACGATTTGGTTGATTTGTCTAGCGGACAAATTATAGAAATTCATGGAGGGACTACTACTTCTACAGATACTCGTTATTTTTATGGGAAGATAGATAATATCAAACCAGACGGTTCTACTTTTGTTATTACGTGTTCGAATGAGATGATTGATTTAGTCCGAAAAAACGTTAACCATGTTTATGATAGTTCAATTGACGCAAGTGCCGGAGAAGTAAGTGAAATAGTAGAAGATTTAATTGAGACTTATGGTGGATTAACAGCAAGTGTTCAAACGTCTGGTACTGAGGATGGTAAGCGAGTAGACGAATTTAAATGTATAAATTCTGATATTTATGAAAGAATAGTTGCTTTAAAAAAAGCACTTGATTGGGATTTATTTTATGATGATGATAATCGAATAGTTCATTTTGAGCCAAAGGGATACACAGATTCAGGAAAAACTCTAACAGTCAAGGATAATATTTTGGGTTTGCCAGAATGGGATATAAACACAGACAATATGATAAACGACTTAAGGGTAGACGGCGCAACAATAGATACAACAATTAGTGAGAATGGAAGAATAGGCACAACCACAGGATATACAACGTCTAGTATTCTTTTGACAAAAACACCAAATACTACAGAATTATTAATTGATTCTTCTAATCCTCCAACAACCCAAAAAGAAGGTGGTTCTAAAGATGCAAGTTCTTCTGGTTATTATTATTTTGATCGTGAAAATAAGAAAATTATGCCAGCCACAAGCACAACATTCACAAATAATGATTATGCGATAATAAATTATAACTGGTCTAGTCCGGCGCCCATTCACATGATTAATCAATCAAGTATAGATTTATATGGTTATTTCCAGAAAACACTAGAGATAAGTGATATTACAAGCGTAGCAGACGCAGAGAGCCGTGCTAAAAGCATTTTATCTAATCGAAGCGTACCATTCGTAATAGGAAAAATAAAGGTCAAATTAACAGATGTTCCAGGTAGAGGTCAATTAGTTGAAGTTGTTGATACAATTACACCTACAGTAAGCGGAAACGCACTATCAGGTTCTTATTCTGTTAATAGTATAAAATATATGTGGCCTAGTGCATACGAAGAAATAGAAGTAGGAGATAGCCAATGGAGGCTCGCAGATTGGCAACAAAATACCGAAGAAAGACTAAAAAGAATAGAAGAGCAATTTATAAGAAATCAAGATATATTACTTGAGTTAGTTGATATTAAAAATGATGCAATTAAAGTTGAACCAAGATACAGAAAAGTTATAACTGAAACTATGGTTGACGGATCTAATTTTATACTAGGCCATTCAAGTCAAGGATTACTAGGTTCTGATGCTTTAGGTCGTCAAGCAGATGCTTCTACTAATCACTTTATTAGTCAATTTGAAAATTTATATACGGAAGATTTTATTGATTCAGACTTCGAGGATACAAACGGAACAGCAAGTTGGAGTACAACAGGATCGGTAAGTTTTACATCTGGTCAAATTGCCTTAAGTTCAAGCATAGATTATAACAATTCAACCATTACTAAAGCCACTTTAACAAGTACAGAAGTGTCTGGCAGTTTTACTTATGAAATGACTGCAGATAATACCAATTGGGAAGAAGTCACTAGTGGAGTTTCTCATATTTTTTCAGACACAGGAACTGATTTGAGATTTAGAGCAACTGAAAACGCGACAAGCACAGGAGAAATATCTAAAATTATAGTGAGTGATTTTCACTAATAGCAAAATTTAAATAGAATGGAAACTATAAACTAACATGAGTACAGGAAATGTTGTGACCTCGAATGGATTAAAGTTAGCTTTAAATAGAATTTTCAAAGCTACTCCTGATTATTTGGCACCATCGAAATTTAAGATCGGAACCGGAACAACGACTCCAACTACTTCAGACACAGACGTAGAGACTGGAGTTAATATCAACGGTGGAGCGACTAAATCTTTTGTTACTGATTATCCAACTTTAGACGAGACAAATATGCAAGTCACTTTTAGATGCTTTCTTAATACTGTAGAAGGTAACACAAATAATTTAACTGAGTTTGGATTATTTAACGAAGACGGAACTGCATTAATGTACAGTCACTCAGTATTTACATCAATAACTAAAACAACATCTGTTCAGATTTCATTTGTTCAGAAGGATAAAGTAAGCTAATGGCAAACAATGATTATTCAGGAGCTATTCTAACAATGGAAAGTTTCACTGCTCAAACAACTGATGGATCTGGAGATATTACAGTCACACTTCAAAATACTCCAGTTGCAGACGATGCAATTATTGTTAATCTTCAAGGAGTCGCAGGCGCATTTGCTCAATTTAAAGAAAGAACTGGCACAGCAGTAACATTTACAGTATTCCAAAAATATGATAAAACAGACAATTCAGCAGGTAGTGTTAATAATCTTCCAACTGGAGTAACAACTGATACCACAACAGGAGGACCAACATTTACATCGAGTACTGTAACTGGAACTCAAGAAAGAGGTGCGTCTACTGGTTCTGGAGCAAATACAAAAACTCATAGTCATACAACCCAAATCAGTAAAATATCAGACCATAGTCATACTGCAACAGGAACAGTATTGACAGCTTTAGCATCTACGGGAAGTATAACTTTAGTTGTTAGTTACGCATTTAATTAAAATGGCATACGACAAAAATTTAAACTATTGCAGTTATTCGCCGGAGAGTATACTAGGCGTTAAAATTAATTATGCTTGCTATTTGCACGACAGACAATATAGAAACGAGGTCAAAATTAGAAAGACCAGAAAACAAGCAGATTTAGATTTAAGAAATAGAATTTATGAAAAATTAACCTTAGCGAATCTAAGAAAGGTTGGTTTAATCGTCAGTAGAATTTATTATTTAATGGTTAGAGTGTTAGGTAAAAAAGCATGGAACTAAACTAGGAGGCAAAATGGCAAAAAAAATAAAATATAGTGCAATGATTGGATTTGTAAAGACAGCAAAGAACTCTGCTTATTTATTAATTCCATTTATACTTGCAATGATGGTAAATGTTCCGGTTAAATATGCTTGGATAACTGGACCAATTCTTTATTTTCTAAAAAATTATAAAGAGAACAAGTAATTTAATAACTACCATATAGTAGTGAGATAGTTTTAAAAAGAAAAGTAGACTCTTATATTTATGAAACTAAATTATAGGAGGTTAAATATGGTAAAAAAATTAAATTTAAATAAACTTAGTTTAAAAGCTTTGAGAAAAGAACTTGTTAAAAGAGAAAATGAATTTAAAGCAAAATGCAAAGGTGATATTTTCTTTTTTAGATCATGTCCTAATTGTGGATTTATAAGTGGATTTTCTTTAGGAGACGAAGAAATCAAAAAGAATGAAAAATATTATTGTAGTGAATGTGCTGAAGAAAATACTCTCAGCGAATGGAATAGAGAGACAATATTTTCTTATGATTTTGAAAAAGAAGTATGGGATTTTTTCAAAGAAAGAAAATACGACAAAGTTGTTTTATTAAGTAAACTAAAATTTATCTAATAGAAAAACTTAAATACAAGTAGATTCTTATATTATTGAATAATATGGACTTTAACCTCCTAATATTCATGGGGTGAATTTTCTTTGCGGTCATTTCACCCCGAGGACGATGATTTCTTCGCGGTCTGATTCGTCCTTTTTTTTTATTAAATTTCCGTTAGCACACTAAAAGTACGGGCGAACGGATTTTATAGGACATTTTAAAAAGGAAAGAAACAGAAGATTGTCATGATCGCAAGATGTGATAATTTAACTAAACAGATTCAAACTGAATCGGTAGGACTGAGAAACTGGGTGACGTGCGTTGAACTCTCTATTATGGATTTTTCCCTCTGGACTTGTGGCACGCGGAAGGGTAAGGTTATACTTTTAGGAGGACAAATGTAGCTTTTCTTTTTTTTATTAAAAACTGAAAATCTTTAAACTCAGTTTGAAAAGAAAAAGAAAAAATTAATATTTACGAGTAAAATGGATGAAATGGATATATATTTAAAAAAGACAATGGGGTTCAAGCCTAACACAGATTACATCTCTAGAGAAGGTATAACCTTTGTTAAGAACCTCGGAGAGTACGGAGAACGAAGCAAGTGGATAAGTCAGGCTTGCGATCTTATGTATAATTACGAAAGAAACAGAAAAGGGTTCTTCGTAAGATTAATAGATTTGCATTTTTCAGAGATTAAAGAACTTGTCAGAAAGATTGGAACTGCCAGACAAAAGGCGTACGAATCAATGGGAGCATATTGGGATGGAAATTAAATTGGGCAATTCGGCTTAGTGTAAAAAATGGAAGTTGATAGAGAAATAGAAATGATGCTTTGTATGAATCATCAAGATTATGCAGTATGTTTAGATGGTAAAACAATTTCATTCTCATTAGAATGTATGATAGATATGTGGGATATATTAAAAGAAGATGGAGAGCTATTCGCTTTAGAATGAGATGTCGTCCCTCAAATAAAATACAATGGTTTATATACTACTTATACTACTACTTATTATGGTAAAAGCAAAATGTCCAAAATGTAAATACGAATGGGAAACATCTTCAACAATGATCATGGTTAGTTGTCCAAGTTGTGGGAACAAAGTTAAAATTAGGGAGATTGAAAATGAATAAAACACACGAAAAATTTATGGAAGAAGTAAAAGAAGCTACTTATGAGCCAACTTTACCAGAGAGAACACACGACGCATTAAATGTCGGAGGAGAAGAATGAAACCATTTGTAGAAATAGACGGAAAGGATAAATATCAAGATTTTTGGCATCAATTGAAAGATGTTACAAACGAAAGTTTTCA